CGGCGGCGTCGAGGTGAGCGGATCGCCATCGCTAAAATAGCCAGGCGTGCCGGAAACGGCCGCCGGCGCCGGCAGCGTGGCCGCTGCCGTGGGTCCATCGATGCGGAACATGAAAACCTCAGCTAAAGGAGGACGATCGTCGTCTCGGCGGGCTTGATCGCGTTGAGCTCACAGATGAGCACGCTGTCGGCCAGGCCGCTGGTGTTCGCCGTCACCGTCACGCCCCAGACGAAAGTCCAGGCATCAGAGGCGAGCGGGTTGCCGACCGTGCTGCGGCCAACGCGGAACGGCTGAAAATTGGTGATCGTGATCGTGAACCCGAGCTCGGCCGCGAACGCGATGTAGCGGTCGCGCGATTGCCCGCCGCCCGACATGAACCGCGCGCGCACGGCCGCGGCCCGCTGGTCGACCGTCGGGCTCGAGCCCGCGCACGGATCCGGCAATCCGAGCGACGCTTCCCACTCTCCGAGCAGGTCGAGATTGTCGCCCGGGCGCGCGAGCTCGAGCAGCTCGCTGCCACTGGCATCGACGCGCGCGAACTGCGCGCCGATCGCCGCGACGAGCTGACCCTGCACGCTTGAGGGATCCTCGTTCCACGCGCGGCCGCGCGGCAGCAGCTGACGCAGCGCGCCAGCGTAATCCTCGGCCGAGTAGCGCGGATCAGACATATGCGATCGCGCCAGGCACGGGCAGTGCGCCGGCGTTCGATGTGATGTTGCCGGCCGAGCCGGGCGATATCGTCCCGGCCGACGCGGTGATGTTGGTGATGACGAAGCCCGCGGAACCGTTGACCGCGGCGATCGCCGCCTCGATCGATGACACGTCCGTCACGCCGCCAGGCGTAGCACCATAGCGCAGCGCGTCGCTGAACGCGGCGGCGATCGCCGCCTTGACTGCCGTGCTCGCGCCCGAGATCCCCGCGAGAGTAAGGCCGATCGTGTTCGCGCTCGGCGCCACGGCGTAGACCAGCGCCGTCACAGGCTGCTTGCTGAAGATCGCATCGGCAAGCGCCAGTTGGTCGCCCGTCGCCGCGGTGTCTCGCGTTTCGTTCGTCGCGCAGCCATCGGTCCCTTGGGGGAACCCGCCGAACGCGGATTCGGCGTCATCCATCATGAACAGCAGCACGATCGTGCCCGGGCCCATCGCCGACGGCTTGACCCAGCAGCGCGTCACGCCCGGTACCGCGAGCGCCCATTCCTCATAATCGGCTTCCGAGCCACCCTGCGGCGGCCGCGAATAGGCCTTGATCATGCGATTGCGAAGCTGATCGTCAGGCTCGACGTCGGCTCCGCCAGTCACTGGTCCGTCAGCTGCGCCGGTACCCGAGATCCCGGAGATGCCAACCTCGAGCAACATCGTGGCGCCATCGGCCGAATTGCCGCCCGCGCCGGCGTCGATCGCCTGGATCGGCACGCTCACGGTACCGGAAGCGACCGTGCCGTCCGCCGTTGTGGTGTAATTGAAGCCATCGCTGCGCGTTACCGGCGAACCGGCAGGAATGACGCGCCCGTTGGTGCCGGTGAACACTGCTGCGCCGGCGGCGCGCGCTGCCGGTTTGCGGGTCACGCCCTTCAGTGCAGCCCAGCCCTCGAGATATTCGCCGGTGGCGGTGAACGGTACCTGGTTGAGTGCCAGCCAGTCGAGATAACCGTACAGACCGCTCAAGCCGCCGGCGACCATATCGGCGATGATTCCCAGGTTCGAATGGCGCAGCAGCGCGTCGACGCCGGGGAGGCCCGCATTGATATCGGTCGCGGTCTGGATGCGCAGCTCGGAGAGCGTCGGGCGCGCAAACGGCATCAGATGCTCTCCCAGAGGCGGCTGAACTTGAGCGCGATCCGCGCGCCATCGTGGCGCAGCAGAAGGATCCGCACGCCCAGCATGGTCGGCCGCGTGAACTCGGTTTCTACGGTGATCGAGGCGAGGACCTCGTCCTCGATCAGCCAGGCGAGCGCCCGCTCGCAGTCATTCTTGATTAGCGCGAGCAAGGTCGGCGTCGGCTTATCGCGAGCCCGAAGCCAGATCTTGGAGCCGATGTCTCCGGCCCACCACCCGCGCGGATCGCTCGAGCCGTCCGGAATCTTGTCGTCGTCTTCCGCGGCAGCATCGGTGAACAGGCTGATCAACACCGCGGTGACCAGGTCGCCGCCCGAGACCAGGCCGCCACCGGCGACGAAGACCGAATTCACCGGCTGCCCGAACTCGTCGACGATGCTGTCGCCGTTCTCGTCGGTCCAGATCGACGAGCTGCCAGGATCCAGTACCCAGTCGCCGGATCCGGTGACTGAGTCCCATAGGGTCATGATGTCCATGCGTCAGACCGTATGATCGCTGATGCCGCTGACGCCGCTGCCAGTGTCGACGCCGCCATGCTTGTGCGCATTGTAGGCGTCCCGCAGCGCGCCCAACTCGACGGATGAGCCGCCCTCATGTGCCGTGACGGTGTCATGGCCGGTGATTGTGCCTTGCACGTCCAAGTCGCCGGTGATCGAAACGTTGGGAGAGTCGAGCGTAATGCTGTCGCTCCCGGTTATCGTGACGGTGGTCGCGTTGCTGATTTGCGCGGGAAGCCCCGCGCAATCGATCAGCAAGCCATCCTCGGTGAGCTGGATCTTGGCGCCGCGGACGTCATAAACGACCGTGTCGCCGGGCTTGAGGTTCTTCGGCCGCGTTGGCCGATGGCTGGTCGCGATCACGACACTGTGCCCACGATCGCCGTTCCGCCGAACGATCATCGCCTCGGCGTCGATCGGCGGCGCACTGGCGAAGCCGAAGTCTACCAGGCGAACGACCTTGTCGAGAATGCGATCAACAATCCCCTTCCCGTACGCCTTCTCCGTGATCTGCACTTCCTGCAGATCCTTAGTGTCGTCGACGAGCGTGACTCGGCCGAAGGCGATCAGGTTCGCGAGGTTCATCCGTTCGGCCCCTTGATGCCGATAAGGTCAACCGGCTGCAGCGTGATGGGCTCGGGTACGAACGCTTCGCGCGGCATCGCGGTCAGCGCGGCAGTGGTGCCGCCCTGCCCGTCCCGTCGGAACGAAACTTCGCTCAGCACCAGCGTCTTTTCGGCCAGGCGAAGACCCGGGAGGGCGAAAGGAACGAGCGTGTTCGGTGACCAGAGCTTGCCGTCCTTGTCGCGCCAGCTATCGACCGTGGCGCGGACGATAGTCGCGCGACCCGCGCGGCGCGCTACTTCCCATTTGGCCTTGATGACCGTGAATTCCTCGGCACTGACATCCGGAGGCGCACCGACGGGATCGAGTACGATGCAGCGCTGGCGATGGCGCCGGACATTCGGATCCTTCTCGGTATGGTAGAAGTCTCCGCCAGGCAGAAACAGCAAGGCCATCGTGCCAGTGTTGGCGCAGACGATCTCCGAAAAGCGATCGTCCATCGCATTGGTGACCGTCCAGCTCTGAACGTTCGCCCCGTAAGCGGCGCCGCTCGCCGCCTTGCGGCTGCCGACCTTGGCCAGCAACAGCTTGCCCTCACTGTCTTCGTACGCGAGAAGCCCGGCATTGCGGCATAGCCGCTGGATGATATCCGCCGCGGTGTCGCCGTAATTGAGCGCCCAGCCCGGGACCTTCGGGCCCGGTGCGGCGCCGTTCGCCAGCTGGACCGTGATGCCGTAGGGCCGGCATAGCTTCTGAGCGATCGACAGCGCGTCGCCTTCGATCACCTGGCCGTTCGGCCACTCGGCCGAGCAATCGACCAGGTCCTGCGTCTTGCCGCGGCCCATGATCTGAATCAGGTGGCTGTTGGCGTCGCCCCCCTCGTTGTAGCGATCGACATAGCCGGTGACGACGACGTCGTCGCCGAGGAGCACCTTGCAATCGTCGCCTTCCTTGACCGGCGGCAGATCCTGCGCGGACATCGCGACATCAAAACTGCCCGGAAATCCTTCGGCGCGCAGCGTCAGCTCGACCTGTTCCCAGCCACTGATCTCCTTGCCGCCAGCGACGATCGTCAGCTGGTTCTCTTTGCGTTTCGCCACCTCAGGCCGCCAGCGCCTGGAAATCCAACGGCATGAACAGCGGGTTCGGGTTTGCCGGCACCTGCGTGACGAGCTGGTCGGCCCGATCAGCGTCGCGATAGAGTCGCTGGGCGAGCACGAGCGCCGGGGCCGGTCGCTCCGAATGGACGTTGCGGATCTGCGCGATCGTCGCGCCGTCGGCGCGAAGAGATTGAACGATTGCGCCGAGCGCCGAACGCAGCGCCCGATAGCTGGCATCGTCACCGAGATCGCCCGCAACGGTCGCCTCGGCGTCGATGACCGCGGCGATCTCGCTGATGCGCGCCGCTGCGTCGTCGGCGCTCGAGGGCTGATAGTCGTCGATCACGTCGGCGAGTGCGGCGATGGCCGCGCGTCGCACCATCGAAGACAGCGCGATTCCGGCGGCAGTCGCCGCGGCCTGACCGAGCGGCTGCGTCGCGATCAGCTGCTCGAGCAATCGGATCGCGTCCGCCGGCTCGGCGCACGCCGCTGCGAGCGCGTCGACCATCGCTACCACTCCCTGGGCAAGGAGCTGGGCGTCGGATA